TCAGCATTTTGTAATGTGGTAAAGTTGGCATCGAGCTCGACGTGGGTCAATGCCGTCCCTTTAGTATTTCTTAATGTGATTGCCATTTTTTTACCTCTAATTAAGTTCTACGTAATCTGAATCGACATAACCAATTGCCATATAGCGCGGATTTCCAGCAGCTGAATCATAGAACCAGATTGCTTGATCGAACCTTTCTATATCGTTACTCATTCTCACACCATGCTGATCAGTAGAAGGTCCTGCTTCTCCGTTTGAGTAGAATGGTGCAAAGTCTTTCGCCGAATCATCAAATGTCGGCGAGTTAATATTCATTGTATCTTCTATTTTACCATAAGATGCAGCAAAGACGTCAGCTCTCATATTGGCATAATCACCAACTCTTGCTTCAAGATCAATACGTTCTACCACTGTATCTGAATCTCCATCGTCTGGAAGAATACCGAGTGTTTCTACTAATCCATTTGGTATTGTAAAATTAGCTACACCCTCAACAAATAGTGGAGGCGGAGCCTCATCAATATTAAGTGGCATTACTAGAAATTGTGAATTAGTCGACGTTAATTCTAAAACAACTTCTCCACCTAAGAAAAATCCGGCTGGATGCACAAACTTTTTATATAGTTCTCTCCATGTACTTAATGGAATAGATGATTTAATAAGAACAGAAAATATTTGATATAAAGCACCGTTTTGAATATAACGAAGCGATTCTGTTCCTATTTTTGATTCGCTTACAATAAAAAGATTATTCTTTGGATATTCTATTTCAACATCTAATCCATAAAATGCTCTAAAAAATCCTTCTGCAGAATACTTTGTGCCTTTAACCCTATAAAAATTTGCAAAGTTACGAAGTACTTCGCGAGGCTCACCAAAATATGTTGAGTTAGCGCCATCTGCAATTGATGCAAATATTTGCTCAATATATTTTAAGTCAGTGGATTCTAAATCATATAAACTATATAAATCTTGTATGGCATCGATAGTGCCATCAGAATCCATATAATCATAATAACCTTCTAGAAAGGTAATCAGGTTCGGATAGGCAGATGCATAATATTGAGGCAGTACCTCTTTAATACTATATGACCGTAAATTTAAATTCGTTCTATTATAGTCTGGCACGTGAGACATTTTAATATCCGGATGAAGGTATGCTTGGAGATCTTACATATGTATTAGCTGCACCAGTTGAAGATGAAGTTACACCGCTTGCGCCGCCAAGAGTAATTTCTGTTCGTTGTCTATCTACTACACTTGTAGCGAATGATGTATCTTCGTCTAAATCTAAAATATAACTTCGTAATGGTCTAACTGTAGATTCATTAGCCGGAGTACATGTTAACTTAATATAATTCGTACCAGCAGTAATAGCTGTTGGTGCAAATCCAGTTAAATTAACCGTACCAGTTAATGGTTCATACGATCCAATATTATCGATTTCAACACTGCCTAAAGAGTTAACAATCTGCAGTTTAGTATTGCTTAAAGCATTTCTAATAAAACAAACTTTATCATTAAAGACAAATGTAGACGATGTAACAATATACTCTGTAGGACTAGATGCTAATTCTACTGGAAAGTATACTTTATAAGATGTTGATTGTAATAAATTTGGAACAAATCGCTGTTGTAATTTTACTGATGCACGAGAGTTAAGAACAGCATCATTAATATCATCGATATCTCCTAACATCTCAGATCTTCTAAATATTCCACCAAATTTTTTCAAATTATTATTAACGTATGATTGCATTTGTGAGAAAACAGTTGATTCTGTTGATTTGACAGTTTGTCCAGTTAAATTTGGATCAAAGTTAAATGTTACAATAACTTCAAGAAATGTTGTTTGTGGATCTTCGAATACCGTATCAATAGAAAGAATAGAAAGATTATTTGATATATCTTGTACGATTGAGTTTTTAACCGTCGTCTTCTGTGCTTCGGTCGTACCATCTTCAAATACGAGAGATGCATATACTTTACCAAAATCTGCTGGTACGTTATCTTCACCGCCCCATGCAATCGCATCTGTAACCGTAGGATAATTTCTTTGTATTACTGCACGATAGTCATCAGCTGTTACAAGTCTTTGTTGTGCAGCAAAAGCAATGGGTGCGTTTTGTCGAATAGATTCTATTGATTGTCTTGCACCTCCAACTCCAGAAGGAGATATAGTCGTACAAGTTAAATCATAATTTCCTACACTTGGAACTGTTACTTGAGCCGTTGGAGTAAACGTAGAAGCGTTATTAGCTGCAGCTCCAACACAAGAAAGATATGTAACTATAATTTTATTACCAACAGATGGTGATGCACCAAATGAGATTCCGTCACCAAAGTTTAGCTCATAATAACCATTAGGTGCTTCTGAGATTTGATAATAGCGTGACTGAGAATTAACATTAGTAGCACTAGTAATTGGAGTATATGAAATAAATGACGAACTTGAAGGAGTTTCGTACACATAAACTGCAGCCGTATTAGTGTCTATGGTATCATCTTGCATAACATATAATTGACGTTCGCCTACATCACCGACCAAGAATGTTTTTTGTTTTTGCGTTCCTTCGAAAAGTTGTATAGTGCTTTTACCAGTTTCGTTTAAAAATTGATAAAATCCTTCACCGCTATCTGTAGCTGTATAATCTTCTAACGTTTGAAAAGTATATGTTACGTCATCGGCATCTGCGGTAAATGTAGTTCCGGCCGGAAGTACAATAGAACTAGGTCGACCAATAACACCAGCAAGATTCATAGTTAATTGTACTTCAGCTCTTGATGCCGTACGAGATCTTGGTACATAACCTAATGTTGCGGCATGAGATACCACTGAACTACGCAATTGTGCAGTTGTAAGAAACGATTCATTCAAAGCAAAGTTAGCAGTCAATGCATTATAATGTGTGTTATATGCAAGTACGTCTAAGATATTAGAAAGACCAGACGCTTCGAAGTTATAATCTTCAAACTCGGGTTGCTTTGCGAGATACGTTTTTAAAGAATTTTTGATATTATCAAAATCTAATTTAGTATTCTGTACTGTCGTTGCCATTTATCTTAGCCTCGATAAAGATGTTGTTACAGTAACAAGCTCGCCGACATTTGCTATACCAAATCGAACTGTTACGTCTATTGAGTTATTGTCTGGATTATCAGATACGGATATTTTATCTAATATTGCTCTTGGTTCGTAATTAGCAATTGATGCGGCTACTGATTGTTCTATTTCAAAAATAGTTCCATCATCCATAGTTTCGAATAATGCATCGCCCAGTCCGCCGCCAAACATTGGTTTAAATGGTTTTTCTGTAAATCCAGTCGTTAATATATTTTTTACTGCTTGTTTTACTGCAGCAGCATCAGTCTTCTTAAATATGTCTCCATTAGTCTTTGCTTCAAAAGAAAGATCTATATCTACATAATTTTTACTTCGAGAAGTTACAACACTAGATGTTGATAAATTTCCGTCTTCTACTGCAAAGGCTCTTGTGGCTGGCATAACTTATTCCAAATAATTTGTACTATTTATAATGTTTAAGCGAGGATTTCTATAAGTTCACCAGTAGTTTGTATATGACCATTATATCGAGTTTCAAGACTTTTACTAAAACTACCGGTAAAATTAGAACTAATTGTAGGCATTTGTAATACTACATGACATTCAAGAGAACCATCAGGATTATACGTATCATAATCTAATATAATCTTATCATATAATATACTATCTTTCCAATAAACGGCTAAATCAAACATTGCAATATGATCTGGTTGACCACTAGAATTTAACAATTGATAAACTACGACTAAACCTTTTGTGGCCAAATCATTTAAACCACCAGACTTAAGATTTTCTTCAGGACCTTTTTTATATAGTCCCTCTATTACAATTAATCTTTTATCTTGAAATCTTCCTGAATCAGTGTTTACTGTATTCATAGCCATAGCATGTAGATATAATTGCCTTGCAATTTGAAATCTTTCTGCATCATCAGTAATATGATTCATATTTGTTTTTTCACCGACTCCGCCTAAAAACTTTCCTATTGAAACTCCGTTTGCAAGTTTAGTACCAGAGTGAATAAACGTTGCATTATTAGGATTATAAATTGGATCTGGAGCAATAGTTTTAATTCCAGGATTTGGCTTATAATATGAGTTATAAAAATTAAAATCGTTCACTGTATATTACCTCCTGGGCCATTTGGTCCTATGACAGTATAACCTTCAGTCACAGTTGGTTCGTCTGATGCAGTTCTTCCAACTTTCGCTGGGGGTTTTTTAACAAGAGATTCTGGATTTAATTTCTTTTCTGCTACACATTTTGCAGTAAAATCGTCATTAGCTCTGTTATTATCATCTCTTAGTTTAGATCTACATTCTCCAATTGTCAATGGTCTATCGCTTATTCCACCTGACAAAGTAGTTTGATTAATTAATCTTTTTAATTCATTTTCTGGATCTACTTGTACATCTCGTATACCGTATTCAGACGCCAGATATATATCTGCAAAGGCTGTATTAGGTAAACAAGTAGAAGTTGTATCATCTGGTAATGCATTACTAGGATTACCTGCACCTAATGAATGACCTGGGCTACTAGAAATAGATGGTGCAGCATTAGCAGACATCGCACCTGCAGCAACTCCTTGCAAATTTCCTGTAAATGTTGGAGAAGTTATATTATTCGTAGCAACAATATCTGATGCCCTTATTGTATGGACATTAACTGTACCTGATCCGTTTGCACCATCACCAACAAAAATTGTATGACCAGCGTAAATGTTATGAGCATACATAATTGTTTCTTCACTGCCGATTGTTCCTTCCTCGCCAACAACCGTCAACTTATTTCCAAAAATATTTGTATCAGGTGAGGTTAGATTCTGTCTAACTTCTGAAGTTATTTGTTGTGCGCCTGATGAAAAGATTCCAATATCGCCTTCGACTGATTGTTCAAAGTTACCTTTGACCGCATGTGTATAACCACCAAGAGTTAGATCTGTTTTTGATTCTACAACTGTATTATATTGGTGGCCTTTGACGACTAAGTTATCCTGAAGTGCAATGTTACCCTTACGCGCTCCATCTATCTCTGAGATATGATCACCAGTAATAATTTGTAGTTTATTGCCTCCAACGCTAAGATTATAATCACCAGCTACATCAACATTTAAATCACCTTGATATGTCATATGTGCATTACCTTCAACAACTACATGCTGATCATTACCTGCACTAATTAATACATCTGATGTACTGCTAACAAACACTGAGCCATCTGGTTTAATTTCTATTCCTGCACCAGATCTGTGTTTAATTAAAATTCTTTCATTAGTAAGTGTATCATCAAGTTCTACAATATGTCCGCCCGGAGTTTCCCATACCTGATTACGCGGATATTGAGAACGGGTACGTTTATCGTCCTCTTCAGGTGGAACATAATTAAATACAGGCTCTCCTGTAATTGCGCCAGTTGGTATTCCTTCACTAGTTATTCCTACTGGATCAGCATCACTCGTAGTAGGATTAGGTGCAACATATCTAGGATTTTTTACGTATTTTTTAAGTCTCTCTGTTTGTAAACTTGGTATACCACCATTAGTAGATAAAGAATTTCTTGTTAATCCTCGACTTGCTTTGTTAATAGAAGATTCGTAATAATATTGTGAAAGAGGATATACACCAGATGGATCTTGATACCCGACAGGATATACACCTAAATCGTATATAGATTTTCCAATATTTGCTTCTAAATCAAGTATATCGTCGTTTTCTGTTGTCATGATGATCTTAGCTCAGCTATTTGTGTTGAAGTTAACGGTTGTTCAGTCCCAGGGTTTAGGTTTTCTTTCTTAAAATTATTTTTAATATACGTTGCAACAGGAAAACCAGGATCTATTTTATTTGGATCAGTTTGGCTATGGCCAAATACTTGGCCACCTGGCCATACTCTATAAAATGCTCTTAAAAAAACAAAAAGGTTTGCCTGTTGTGGACCAGTATACGACTCTACTCCTGTTTGAGTTGAAGGATTTTGTAATGCTAATTCTGATGGTACAGTATATCCACCAACTAAACATAAACCTATACTTCGAATATTATGTCCATTTACTTTTGCATGTGCACCGTCTTTTTGAATCGGCCGGCCTCTTTCTATAGTTCCATCTTTTCTTATAACATAATGATAACCTATTCCGTCGTATCCTACCTGTTCATGCCATCCATGAATTTCTTTTGCACCAATATCTTGATCAAGAAACGTTCCTGACCAGTGAATTACTACTTCTGTAATCTCTCGCGTAGCAGATCTAAATTCTGCTTCTAGTTGTTGTTCAGTGGGTATTACACCAAATTTATAAGAACCGGTGCCATCAGGATCATTCCACGTTTTAGTATTACTACCTTCAAAGTCATTTGTATCAGATCCAGCATTAAATATAGGCAAGCTTGAAGAACCAGTATATGTAATTCGTGTCGATACTCTGGTGTCAAGATCTAATAATGTAGATTCAATAAGACTAAATGGGCTATTAGAATTATTTGATGTTAATAATATTGCTTCTGCATATTTACCTTCAGATAACAATCTTACAATATTTTGTACTTCAAACGATTTTAATTTACCACCAGTTAATTCATCAATAATTATTCCTATTGGTCCAGCACTAATATCCATTACGGCTTGTAATATCGGAGATATAGATGTACCTATAGCAGTATCAACTTCTTTATTAAAACTAGATATAACAGGACCAAGTATTTCGCTAATTGATCTTGATAAACCGGCTTGCACAAACTGTTTCGTATTTGCAGATTGTATACCTTGTATAGCTGATACTAATGAAGTTACATCTTTACCAGTTGCCTTTGATAAAAGATTACCAACAGCTAGCCCAGAACTGCCGCCATAATATTGTTTTAGAAATCCTGCTGCAGGATTAGATCCAGTTATAAGAGCAAGAGCTCCTGCAGCTGTTAATACATTATTAACATTAGCATTACCAGATCCTATTCCTTCAAAGGCATCATCAAATACTTCCAATAAGTTTTCACCTGTAACAGCTTCAGTAAGTTTAACAAGAGCAAGACCTAACAATACGTCTTTAAATTCATTTGGATAATTTTGTATTTGTGTTATAGATTTAAAGCCATTTAAAGTTTGACCTACTTCTTGACCTAATGCAGAACCAAACTTTGCATTATATTCTCCTTCTATAGTAGGAGCTGTATTACGAAGATCTGCTGTACCTAACCGTTGATTATATGTTGAGAGCGTAGATTGATATCGATTAAAACTAGCCATTATACATTTGTTCCATATTTCGCATACACGTTTTGTGCGTAATTAATTCTTTTCTGTCTATGTGCACCAGAGCTTTTTTCATAATCTCTATCAACTATTATTGCAGCCATCTCTACAGTTTCAGCTCCTCTGAGAGCTTTTCCTGCATCTGTATATAATGATCCACTCAATGGGTGGTAATTATTCATCTCCCAAACAATAAAATTTAGTTGATCAACAAATGTACTGTCCTGCCATGGTTTACCATATGTCTGTTCAAAAATAGTTCTACGGGGTGGATGCCATTGTGCAATACCCGCAGCTCTACCACCGTCTCCCCTTGGGCCATGCTCCGGAAGATCA